ATAGGCTCATTGAACACATCTACGTTATTAGGATACGGGAAGTAAGTTGGGTCGTTAAGTTCTGAAGCAAACAGAATGTTAGGGTCTTCTGGAACTCCCCAAACTACTAGTCTGTTCTTCCAATAAGTCATGCCAGTTGCTTGTTCTAAGGTGTAGGTCTTCTCACCTAGGTTAGCTGTCGAGCCATAAGCTTTCTTGTCAAAGTTAAAGCCAACTGCTAATACCGTGTCAGGTGCTGCGTTTCTAACCCAGTCCGGACTGTTAAAGGTATAGCCTGTTGCTGTGACTCGCATGATGATACCATCGTCTGGTGGTGCGAAGTTAACTGACTGTTCTGACAACGTCGTGAACTGAGTGTCGTACTCTTTTATTAGAGTCCATGTGTCCGCTGCTATGCTACGCCACTCCCATTTGATGTAGTATCTTGCGTCTTGTGGGACCTTATAGAATGCTTTGAAGACTAGTTCTTCGTTAGTCACAGGAGTCAGTCTTAACTCTCCGTCTTTATTATACGGTAAAATGCCGTCTAAGTCAATGATGCCGCCGGCTGCAGAGAACTCATTGGAGAACGCATAGGGGTTCTGCAGAAGCATGTTGTATCCCCACTTAACGGCTTGGTTCGTATTGATGACTTTTGGGTCGTCTGTCTTGAACTCAAAAGCATTGTCCGTGGTGTTGTATTCGCTGTGGACAACCTTATGGTTGACTGGATCGAAGAAGTAGTACTGTTGGTTCCATGCTTGGACGCCTACATGTCGAGCTAGTACTTCTGAATTATCTAGTGCCATTCCGTGGATTTCAGCATTGTCAGGCACAACAAAGGTAGTCTCAGCGTAGTCTTTTTGAGTGTACTCTTTGGTTGGGACTATATATTCTGCAGAAGTCGCCGTGTCGTTATCTGTTAGCATGGCTATACTGCCTTGTCTCACAGGCCCTAGTGTCGTCGCTCTGAGCTCTTTAAGCAGCATGAACTGATTGTACTCTTTGTCGTTTACGAACTGTTCTGTGGCGTGTAGGACCTGCTCAGAGCCATCACAGGCTTCAGTGAAGTTTAATCCTGCTTCTGGTTTAATGAACGTGGTGGATCTTAGTCCCGGTCTAGGCTTAATAGAAGCCCCTTCGTCATGTAAGTCGAAGTTAGCTAGGACTTTAGAGAAACCTTCCTGCAGAGGAGTGTTCGTGTATTGCATCCCCATGCCGAAGCCTTCTTCAATGAGTTGAAGTCTACTCTTCCGTTGGAGAGAGGGATCTTTAAAGGAATAAAGTTCTGCCATACTCACCAACCTCCGAATGCATTAGATAGATCATCATAATCACGAGGAGCTCCTGTCACATAGCCTTGGTCGTCTAGTTGGTATTCCTCTGGGATTAGTTCTGCATAGTCTCGCTTCATGCGGAACAAACGATCTAGGTAGTCGTATTGGTATTGCTGTGCTGTGTTAATACCTTCTTCATCAGTCACATAGAACTTGAATGCTGCTCCTGTGATAACTACTGAACGGACATATTTGTCTGGGAATGCATCGTAGTTAGCATTGGACGCTAAGTCGTCGAAACTTGGAAAGTCTGCAGCGAGCTCTGCGTTGATGTCATCTATGACTTCAGAAAGGAAGATACGCATCTGAGTGTATGTTAGTGTCTCGCCTGCTAATTTAGCATTGACACCCTCTACTATGTTTTGTATCTGCATACTGCCCCCTAGTTAGAAAAAAAGGAGCAGGGACACCCTACTCCTTTTAGTTAGTTCAATTAAAAGATACTTAGCTCTCCCGGAGTACGTTCCATATTGCCTGAGACATTAGCCATTAGGTTTTGCTTGTTGAGGATGTTGTCGATAGACATACGTCTACGAGTAATCTCATCAGCGAATGTAGTAGGAATAGAGTGTGTACTGCCGTCTACCGGGAAGAAGATTGTCACACCGTTGATTGTCACACGCATGTTCTTGCCAAAGTGTGGAGCATACATTGGTGAGAGATACATGATCACCTTCTCTTCTGACGCATAGTGTTGTCTTAGTGAGCGTTTTTGTGCTTCTGAATTGGATAAGCTAGCACGGCTTTCTTCTAAGATATCTTTAGTTGTAATTGTTTTAGCCATTTGTTGGTCTCCTTAATTAGTTGACCATGCTTGGAACACAAATGTAGTCCACAATAGCTTCAAGACGAGTACTGCCGAAACCGACAGAGTTCATTTTGAAACCGATAGATTGACGTTGATCGATAGGATCAAGTACGCCAGAGCTACCTTTTTCTTTAACATAAGTTCTAACTTGGTCTTCACCAGCTAGACCTGTACGAGTCAAAGCGTCCTTACCTAGAACAAGAACATGTTGGTATTTAAACTCTTTCAAGCCCTCACCATTGTTGCCTGTGTCTGTGTAAGTAACAAGGTCGAAGTCATTATGCGCTGGAATCCAAGAAGCATCTTCGCCTGTACGGGAGTCTTTGACGTATGCTGCAGCGATTTCGCCGTAAGCTTTAGTACCGGAAGCACCTGTGATGTAAGCATCTTCGTCAATTGTAGACAAAACACCATCAGCTGGGTTAACTAGACGTACCGCTTGTTTACCGTCTTTAATGAAACGACCATGGGTAGGCACTGTCATTGTTTCATAGAATTCCATTTCGAACATTGGGACTAGTCGTGTATCTGAATACATGGTAGCAGTTGTTTGGTTGTAGGTCATGTACTTCTCAACGATTGGATCAGCGATCATATCGTAGTAGAACTCTGGAGAACCGATAACGTGGTACTTGCCGCCACTACGAGGTTTAACCAAGGCTTTCTTCAAGTCAAGGATAATCAAACGTAGATCGTTCATATTCGGAGTAGATGTAGCATTCATGTCTTCGATAGTAGCACAAGCTTTACGTACACTCATCTCAACTTTGGAAGCGTAGTATTGGTTAGCTACAGAGAACAATGTTTCTTTAGCTAGCATGTCTAGAGTTTCCATTGCTACTAGAGAGTACTCACGAGTGTAATGAGCGATGATTGGGTCAACTACTTTAAAGTCAACGATGTCTGTGAATTCCATGTAACGACCGTATTGTCTTGCTTGGATTTCGTATTTCTCTACAGAACCACGGTCAGAAACAGGAGGCAAGCCTTCGGTTAGCGGAGTGGTGTGTGCTTGTAGAGGCGCCCAACGGCGTAGTTGTAGTTTGTCAGCTTTATCACCAATAGGTGCTGTATCAGCTAGTCGGAAGTATTTATATTCTTCAGCGCCAAATCGAATTGTATCTAGCAACTGTTTTGTATAAAACGTCTCCGGGTTAATAACACCTGCGCCTGCTTTTGCGACTAGGTCAGCATGTGTATTGATATCCTGTGTTGCGGATAGGAAAAATTGTGGGGTTGTTGATTGAGACATAAAATGCCACGCTCCTTATTATTTTGTACTTAGCTCAGTGAGCCAAGCCATTTAGTTAGGTCTTCTTGTGTGTTGATCTTTTTACTCTCAGTGTTTGTGTTGCCACCATTAGTATTACCTGGGGTTGAAGATCCTTCAGAAGCTGATGCGGCTCTTTGTTGTTCAGCTGCCACGGCTTCTTGTACTTGCTTTGCTAGGATATCTTCAAAATGCAATAGCTTGTATTCCGCTACCAGGTCAATGCTGGGATCAAATGGATCTTTGCCACTCTTAACTAGCGTACTCGCGAATTCATTTAAAGCAGTTTGGTCTAGGCCGTAATCTTTTTTAACAGTCTCAAAACCTAGTGCGGCTTTTTGTTGATTCTGCAGAGCGGTGTATTCAGCATCGCGCTCCTCGAGTTGTTTTAGTCGTTGTAGCACATCTACTGGGATGTGGTTTTTCTTCGCTTCGTTTTCGGTAACTTTTTCTTGCAACGCAGTGAGAAGTGCTTGTTCATCACTCAAGTCACCTTCGACTCCAACTAGTTCAGCGATACCTTTAAATGTGTCTGCGTATTGTTTGTTTTGTTTACGCATATGAATAAAGGCTTGCTGTGCTTTGTCGTCAGCAGGTGGTGCTGGTTGTGCCTCTGGTTCTGCAGGGGTTTCCTCTACATTTCCTTCTGGCTCAGCGTTGTCTGGTTCTTGATCAGCAGGAGTTTCTTGCTCAGGCGGGTCCTTTTCTTCTTCGGGTTCAGGGGTAGGACCTCCTACGTGTGCAATCAGTTCTTCTACTGTCATATCTTGGTTCTCATTCATACTACCTTAACTTACTCCTTTCACGTGTGTAGGCGACCACACAGGAGAGCAAAAAAGACATACACATAAGATTTAAAGAGCTATGGAACTCTAGTCTTTGCTAGAAACTAGTGTACACTACTTCTCTGCAGATGTCAAGCCTTTTGTGTATAAAAATCCCCCAACCGAAGTTGAGGGAAATTTTTAGCCTATGTAGATAAACATGTTAACTACGAATGCGGTTGGTTGCATGTTATTGTGCGGTAAGCCGCCACCTGTATCCTGAATCGAGTTGTCTGTGAGTGTTGTGTTTAGTGTGTCTCCACCTGTATAAGCTACCGTGCCTCCAGAAGGATTAAAGACAGCATCACCAACAATAGTATGATGGTGAGCTGGCATCTCATCAACAGTTAGCGTATGTGTTTCTGTTCCAACTTTATCGCCAAGTGTTCGATTAGTCAGTGTCGCTCCTTGGCCAGCTATACCCAATGCTCTACCTCGTGCATCCGGCAGAAGCATACTACCGTAAGCTGCTGTCCACGCTGTATCTAGACCTGCATTGGTTACTTTTCCCCACTGCTCTGTTGTCATCGTTCTTCCATCACACAGCATGAAGCCATCGAAGTCGGTAGTACGTATGTCGAACTCTATCTTACCTACCCTGTCAATAACATAGTTTGAGTGATAGTATCCGTTAGTTCCGCCGCCTTCTTTATCTAATAAGTTATTATGTGCTATAACTTGTTGTGCTCCAGTACCCGACACATTCAGTAAGTTTATTACATCTTCTGCGGCAGGTAGTGATCCTTTTAGTCCTGTAATGTGTCCAATAAGTAATCCGTCGGTTGTGAAGACGTCTGGCACACCCGGTGCAGGTGCCAGTTTTGCTTCATCTAAAGTATCGTATTGTTGCCCTATAAAGTATGCTACACGCTTAGAGTCGTCTGACATTGAACGGTATACGTGTATACTGTAGTACTTTCCATCAGTCATGGTAAGCAGATTTCCGTTACCGTCATCATATAGTGTTGTTGGGAGTACTGTTTCGTGTGTCCCTGTGTAGCCTCCAAGTCCGTCAGACACCATCTGGTAACACTGATTGTCTACATCTCCTGTGTTTACTTCAGGCATATACTTTAGCGCTATTCCGGCGTACACCGTTGCGCTAGACACAAGTATATAGCCTTCTGCACTCACTGCTAAATCTAAGCCACGCTGCCCTTCTCTAGTGAACCTGAACGAACCTAGTGTAGTTCTCTTTAGCTTGTCTACTGTTGAGGATGCTTCATCTCCCCAAGCTATTATAGACAAGTCACCCATGACCCAAGATACAGTAAAGATGCCGAGTAAGTTACTGTCGTTTACTTCTGTTCTTAACCCAAGGCGCAGTACTGGTGTACCCCCGTTGTAGTCTGCGATTACCGCGTAAGGTACATCGTCATCTGGTATTATAAAGGTTCCACCAGGAATAGTAAACTCATGGAAAATTCCATCGTAGTCTATGTCGCTGTACATGTTATACATTGCTGACCCTACTGTCAGCTCTCTTGTTGCTTTGTTTATACTCCAGGTTGGTGCTTCTATTGCGCCAGCAGATATGATTGTTGTGTCTACTATGTTTACAATGCTAAAGCTTTTCATAAATACCTCACTTAAAGTACTGTACGAATACAGCGCCTGCCTCTGCAATATACATGTTTATCTGTTCGATCTCTTCTGGTGACTCTAAAAGGATACCTTGGTTTCCAATGTATAGTGTGCCTGTTGTTATGTTAGGTAAAGCATTAAACCTCACTCTCACTTCTTTTGGATTAGTTATAATAGCAAGTATACTGTCTTCGTTTGGTGGAGTTAGTGTGTATACTCCAGCTCCTGTTACGTTTATCACTTCGTCGCCATTTGGTATTGGCGCTACATAGTCAGCTGTGTTTATTGCCGTTCCGTCAGTCCTATACTGTATCGCGTCTCCAGACGCACTTGGATTAGACCTTTTTTGGTATTCTAGTAAGCCCATAAAATCCTCCTTATACTGTAGGTCTATTAGCCATCGCTTCTAGCGTTGGGTTTTGACCCGATGTTTGTGTAGCAGTTGGATTACCCATACGTTGGTTATGTAGTGTTTCTGCAGTAGCTTGCATTGCTTCATCGGATGTCATACCTTGTTGCATCAAGTCACCGTATTGATACAAAGTTTGTGCTACGTCTTCAAGAGTATTTTGACGACGCTGTATTCCCATACGTTCAAGCATAAATTCACGCATAGGCAAATCTTGGAACATGAGCCACTCTTCTTCAGTGATCCAGTCAACTGCTGATCCTTCTTGTCGGTACTGAGCTTGCGCCTGCAGAAGTTCCGTTGCCATTGCTGCGATACGTTGTTTGTTTTTAGGTAGCTCACTAGAAATTGCAGCTCTATAGTTAAACAATGTTTTAGCTTCAACTTTAGGGAAATCAACTTCTACTGTTTCGTACTCTCTACTGTTTGGCTTCTTTCTATAGAATTTACGCTTAGGACTAAACTCGATGAAGTTGAGCAAGATTAACTCGGTCAAGTCTTTCACGTAGTTTTCGTAAAGCATGATCTTAGGTGTATCTACAAGAGTAACACGGTTTAACATGTTCTCAGTACCGCCGGTTGTTGTGATAGAGCCTGTATCTCTACCAGTGTATTTACCATCGACACCAGTTACGTTTTGGATAGCGTAGTCTAGTGATTGCTTTGCAACAGGAACAAAGTTACTTGGTGCAGGGAACTGATGGTAGTGTACTGCTTTAGTTGCATCACCAGCAACAACAAAAGTTTTGTCTGCGTCATCACCATGCTTGGAGAATGCTCGCACGTTCAACTTAGATTGGTCGCTGATAAACTTAGGTGGATGCTGGTTCTTATATTCTGCAGTAAGTAGCAGTGAGTCTAAGAGGTTATATGCGACAGTGTTTGCAAAAATTTTAGCAGGTTCTGATGTTCCAATAAGTGCCTCAGCTGGTGTGTTGCAATAGCAAAGCGCGAAAGGAAACTGTTTAATCTTGAGTGTGCGTTTCCATAGGATCGCTTCGTTATTAACTGTGTGTACTTCTTGTACTTTGCCATCGTCACCTCTAACCCACCATGTAATCAAAGTGTAGTAGTCTTTAGCACCACTCTTAGGAATACCGTCAGGTCCTTGGTTAGTGTTGCCCATTGTATCGCCGTGCATCTTTTGGTCGTAGTATGCTTTGAAAGCTTCTTTGTAGTTTTTGTTTTTCAAGAACACGCTCTTATGATAATGTTCGTGGATACAACACCAGCTAGAACTTTTCAAGTCTACGGCGTATGGATCTCTCATGAACTTCATAGGGTTTACGTTCTTTAGTTTTACTTGACCTTTCACAATGTTAGAACCGTAACCATCTACGATGTCTTCGTCCCAACCTACTTGTGTAATGCCTAGGTTCATTAGTGCTGCTCGTTCACCTGCTTGGAATTGGTAGTAGCCTACTCGTTGTGTGTCCCAGAATGCGTCCATGATCACATTAAGTTGCATACAAATCTCTTTGTCTTCTTCAGACGTTGGTAAGATTTCTGCAGACTTCGCTACTGTGTAGATTGATGCAACCATGTTTGACTTAACAAAACTTACGTGGTTAGTGTCCGGCAAGATTTGGTATGCTGGGAAAGCTTTACCTAGTGCTCGCCAAAGGTCACCTCTGTCAGCCATGTCTAACATGTTCATTCGTCTTCGGTCTCTACTGTAGTTTCTAAAGCCAACATCCCAGAAGTCTTTTACATTCTGCAGAAGTGCGTCATTGGTCTGTTCTTCTTGGATTACTTCTTTGCTCAAACTTTATCCTCCTCATCTAGTGGGTCGTCAAAAAAGAATGATTGTAGTTGTTGCGCTACGGTTGCAACTTGTGCTTGTTGTTCCTCGTAGTACTTCTCTATTTCTTTCTTTTCTTCCTCAGTCATCTCTACTGGCTCTGGTATGTTTACCTTATTAGCAGTGTTGTAACTATTAGAAAGGTGTGCCAGAGTATAGCACACCAATCCTGTATTAGCCAGCACTGTTAAACAAATTAAAAGTGTCTGTGTCATTTAGTTCTCCCTATTATAGTACTGGTCTGTATCGTCAAAGACATGATGCCCGTAAGTCTCTTCTCTGTTGAGGTATTGTTCCCTAGGGTCATCTTCTTTAAACACGTTACCATCTTTACCGTAAACACCGAACATTAGTTTCGCTGGATCTTTAGGTAGCTCCATACAAATCCATTCAGCGCAAACAACGGCATGGTCATTCTTATCTTCCGGTTCGTTTCTCCAGGGGCTAGTAGTGCTCCCAGGGTTTTGTCTAAACTTCAGTTCTCTGATCTGTCCTAAGAAGTTAGGGCAGGTGTCCATTATTCTAATACGTCCATCTTCCAGATAGGTGTTAAGTCTAAAGACCCTTGCTTCCCTATTTACTTGTCCAGGCATAAAGCTGATGCCGTAGTCTAAGAAGTTGTCGGAGAGTGTTCGCTTGTCGTAGTCTCTACGTGGTCCGGACTTAGGGTCAATGATTGGACTACAAACCCAGCCACCGAGAGGGATATCTTCTGTTGCTTCTTTAAAGAACCTTGCTAGCTCACCGACTGAACGGTTGTTAACGTAGACTTCCTTATAGAAGTAAAGTAAGTTGTTAGTCATGTCGATTGCCGCAAACAGGAAACATGAGTGGTCAGCTAGGCCATAGTCAAACGCACAAATTCTTTTCCAATGTTTGGGGATCTCAAAACTACTGCAGAAGTATTTAGTGGCTGATGGGTAAACTAGTCCGTCAGCGTATAAGAAGCTACCGTAGATGTAACGCTCTACCCACCACATTGCTTTGTTCTTACTCTGCATCTCAATGAAGTCGTCAGGTAAGTAAGCGTTGGCTGTGGTAGCGGTTACATGGGTTGATAGCATCCGGTCTTGTTCTTCAGGGATAAGTGTGTAGATATCTCTGATGTCACCGTGCTTATAGATTTCATCTGAGCAACTGAGAACATCTGTTTTAATCCAGCCTGCAGAGGGGTTTGATTCGATGATGCCTCGACGCCAGTCTTTGTCCACCACCGGAACCAGTTGCCCTGCTCCACCTTCTCTGTAGATTGTCTCTCCGTTCTCATCCTGTTGGTAAGTAACGGCCGCTGTGTTACGTAGACGGGTCTTCAGCTGAGTGTAAGACTCCTCTTTAACTTCTGAGGCTTCAAGGATAATCCAGCTAGTCAAGTTGTAAGACCTTAACTTGTTGGGGTCATCGAACGGCCTGTACATAAGTCGATGGCCATTCTCGAAGTCAGCGTAACTCTTTTGGTTATTATAATGTGTAATGAATGCTTTAGGGAAGTCCGCATTGAACTCCCTTTGGATCGTTTGCTCGTATTGTGAAGAGACGTTAGCCCCAACGAGGGAGGTGCCGGCTTCTGTAATTAGGATGTGCTTCTCTAGTTCCATCCTGGAAGTGGTAGTTTTTCCTGAGCCGTACCCCCCAAAGTTGGCGGTTATCCGATGAGTGTCTCTGTGGAATAGTGCTTGATGTGGCTGTGGAATGTAAGTACAGACAAAGGTGTTGCACTCCTTATTGGAACACTCTAGCCAGAACTCTGACTGCCCTGTCTGCGCTTGCGTATTCTGCAGTGGGTGTGAGCACCTCGGACACTTGTCAAAGGTGTGGTTA